GAGGTGAAGGTATCGGGCGGGACTGACCGCACTATCCTCTACGGCCGCGAACACTCGTGAACCTCTTCGAGCAGATACTGAAGGACTTTGCGGAGGATGTCAACAACGCCGCGAAACGTACCCTCGGCTCCCGTAGAATCGGGAAGAACCGAAGCTACGGCGTAGCCTCACGCTCTCTTCAAAAATCGCTCGAGTACAAAATCAGCGGCGGCAAGGTCTCCTTCGGGAGTCCTCTGCCGTACGCGGCTTTCATCCATTGGGGGGTCAACGGAACCCACAAGAACCGCAACGCGCCCTTCTCGTATAGTCAGAAGCAGCCACCGTCCGACGCTATCCGCGAATGGATGCGGGCAAAGAACATTCGACCACGAGGAAAGAACGGGCAGTTCATAGCATCGAAAGGACCCAAAGGTGGCGACCGTATTGGAAGTGCCGCCTACCTGATCGCCCGCGCTATCAAGCGCAACGGCATCGCCGGGTTGAGATACTACGAGGTGGCCCTTGAGACCGTCGTACCCCAATACACCGCCAAATTCGGCGAAGCCTTGGCTCAGGACTTCGTCAAGGACATGAGCTTCAAGACAGGCAACATCACAATCCGTAGCAAATAATGGCCTCCACCATCGACTCCGCCCCCGACCTCCTGCGTCCCGCAGGGCAGCCTCTCGTCTTTAAATTCAGCACGAGCCTCTCGCCCCTTCCGGCGGGCTTTCGCTTTGCTGTGCGTGTCTACGAAAGCAACGATGCCTCCACGGGGACAGTCATCGGGACGTTCTATATTACGCCCAACGCAAGCGACGAGGGATACTTCGACCTTTCGGACATTGCCGAGGGCCGCGTGGGTGCGCCTAACACCTCCACCACTATCGGCACGGAAGAGGTGGTACACATCAAAAGTCAGTCCCTCAACTACCCCAACCAGACGGCCCTACGCAAGTACACCATCGGCGTGCAGGACTACACGGGGAGCGCGTTGGGTAGCGATGACGACACCGCCGCCGTCTACCTGCTCGGAGGCACACAGCAAATCTCGCAGGGACTTCACCCGAGCTTTGCCACTTACTACCCCACCAGCATCTCAACGAAGGGATGGCTGACCGACGTGGAGCCAGTCAACAAAGCCATCACCATCTCGATGGCTGACGAGGACGAAGCAGTGGGGGTTATCTGCCACACGACCAACTTGGGTACGACAAGCGACTGGGCCGAGATTGAATTCAACCTCTACAAAGACGGTGCCATAGTTCAAACGCGGTCGTATGCGGTGACGGCAAAAACCGCCCTCGACGAGAACTACTACATCTTCCCAATAGGCCCGGCCAACTTGCAGCCCGTCGTCTTCGTGGGGGTATGGGACCCCGACTGGGACCAGATTCGCATCTTCGGAACCGACGGAGGTTCACCGACGGCAGCAAAGCGTACTTCCACGCTCATCATCAACCGCGACTGTCGCCCTATCAAGCACGACCCCGTACAGCTTGCGTGGGCCAACACGGTCGGGGGGTGGGATTACCTACGCTTCGATGGTCGTAACCTCAAGACCCTCCAAACGGAGTCCAAGGACTACCGCAAGAGCGTCGGCTTCGACTTCAATGCGTGGGACCGTCAAACGACCCCATACCACAAGACAGGCAAGGAGGTCTACCAACTGCGCAACCAGCTCTTCACGGCCTCCGAGCGCGACCTCTTGCAGTACGCCTTCCGCTCTAAAAACGTCATGTTCCGCGTGGGGTCGGGCGACTGGTTGCCTTGCACTATCGCGACCAACTCGTACCAAGTTATTCCGGCGACGAGCAAGACGTTCGACGTGTCGTTCCAAATTGAACTCGCACAAGACATCCGATGCTAAGGCTCTACTGCAACGGGTCGGAAGTCGACCTCTACCAAGACGAAAGCGTCAACCTCACGCTCCAGTTCACCGACCTGCAAAGCATCAACGCAGCCACGGGGAGCTATTCGCAGACGTTCCGCATCCCCGCGACGCAGAACAACCTCGACATCTTGGGACAGGTGCCCTCTACTACGGCGGTGGGTGTCAACCTCAAGACCAAGATTTCGGCGGAGTTGGTGGACAACACCCTGCCCATCATGCGGGGCTTTTGTCAGGTCAAGCAGGTGTACCTCCAAAAGGAGAAATACGCCGACATCGAACTTGTGTTTTTTGGTGGTGCCGTAGACCTCAAGACGGCCATCGGCGACGGGATGCTCTCCGACCTGAACCTTTCAAGCTACAACCACACCATCAGCAACACCAACATCCTCGCTTCATGGGCGGGGACGTTGTATAGCGGGCAGATTCGCTACGGCCTCATCGACAAGGGCTTCAACTGGGATATGTCGACCAATGAGCCGTGGACACCAAGCGACGGACTATGGCACGGGGAGCTGACCCCCTTTGTGCGCGCCAAGACCATCCTCGACGCTATCATGGGAGCGGCGGGTTTCACCTACGACTCAACGTTCTTCGACTCGGCAGGAAGCGAGGCGGACTTTGACGACCTCTACCTTCCCGCATATAACGGGTCACAAATCCCCATCGGGTCAGCGGCATACAACAACAACGCCATCGCTGCCCTCGCTGCGACCTATTCCGCCACCAGTGCCAGCCCTCAAAAGTTGCCGCTCGTCGATACCGTCACGGGGGGACAGGATGAGGGAAGCAACTGGGCTAACGCTACCAACTACCGATACACCGCGCCCTATACGGGCCTCTACCAAATCGAGGTGGTGTACTCGTACGCCGAAGTAGACAACGCTTCGGAAATCGAGCTATACATCTACAAGAACGGAGCTTCTTTTGTCACGCTTGACACCACGGACCTGTATGCGTTCAACCGTACCTACACGCTCAACACCATCCTCACGGCAGGTGATACTATCAGCTTGTGGGGACGCATTCACCAAACGGGTCACGGGCACACCATCGAAGGCAACAACACCTTCGGCACGGGGGTCTACACAGGCATGAAAATCACGGCGGGCTTCCCGTTCACCAACTACACCGTGGACGTGGCGGCCAATATGCCGAAGCTCAAACAAATCGACTTCGTGCTCGCCTTGCAGAAGATGTTCAACCTCGTATTTATTCCGGACAAGAACATCCCGAACCACCTGCTCATCGAGCCGTACATGGACTACATCGCCACGGGTACAGCAAAGGATTGGAGCGACAAGGTGGACTACTCTATGGACGTGACCATCGCCCCTACCACCGACCTACAGGCCAAACAGTACGAGTGGACGTACCTCAAGGGCACGGACTTCGTGAGCGATGCCATCGCCAAAGCCTTCGACCGGGCGTACGGACGCTACCGTGTGACGGACCCCGTCAACGACTTTGCAAGTGGCGAGAAGAAGGTCGAACCCAAAGTCGGGGCCTATGTGGTGTCGGTCATTCCCGGCTCCGTCTACCCCATCCACCGAAGCCTCAAAAGCGACGGCACCATCATCGAAGACCCGCTGCCCATGTTCGCGTATTGGAACGGGCTGACGGAAAACTTCGGGAGCCTGTGGATGCGTAACGACTCCAACGTGGAGGTGGAGCGCACGACGTTCCCCCTGTTCACCAACTATTCGGTGGAATACCCAAGCGTAGAAAACTACGACCTCAACTTCGGCATGGAATCGGCGTTGTTCCCCATTCAGGCGAACCCTGCCAACACGCTCTACTTCACTTACTGGGCACAGTATGCCACCGAACTCTACTCGGAAGAGGCGCGCATCATGCGGTGCTCTATGCGGCTGTCCAAGAGCGACATCGCGTCGTTCGAGTTCTCCGACCGCATCTACATCCGCGACTCGTACTGGCGCGTTCTCAAGCTATCCTACGATGCCAACGTCGAGGGGTTGTGCACGGTGGAACTCATCAAGGAACTGTCCGACGTAGCTATCTGCGAGGATACGCCCACCAGCATCGACGAACGCACCAACATCGTGCTATTCAACGGCTCGACCTCTGCCTCTCCCGATGTAGGCTCGCAAGCGTGTTGTGAGCTGTATGGCTATCGATGGACAGCCAACACCACGACCATCGGGTCGGTCACGCCTCTCTATGTTTGCCGTCCCTTGAACCAAACAAATCAACCGACATGACAGACCCCAAGCACATCATGGGAGCGATAGACCTGCTCCAAGCCAACAAAGTGAAGAAGACCCTGCCGTGGTACGTCGTGCCTTTGGACTACGCCCTCGCGGTGGCATACCTCGCGGCATTCTTTGGTGTGTGTGTGTTCATGCTTAAAGCTATCCTGTCATGGCTGTAACGAAACAAGAGGTCATCCTCGAATTCAAGGCGGACACATCCGACGTTACCAAGAACATCGAGAACGTCGAAAAGAGCATCAACAAGACCTCGGATGCTACGGCGGGCCTAACGTCGACCCTCGACAGCATGACAGGCGGGGCCATCTCCGGCTTCAAGAACACAGTCGGACAGGTTCGCAACTTCGTCACGGGCCTCAAGTCGCTGAAAATAGCCCTCGCTGCCACAGGTATCGGGGTGCTCGTGCTGGCCTTGGGTGCGTTGGTCACATACTTCACCAAGTCGGAAGAAGGTGCCCGCAAGTTGGCGCGCGGCATGGAGGTCATCAAGACAACCACCAACGTGTTGCTCGACCGCCTTGGAATGCTCGGAAGGGCTATCGTGCACGTTTTGGAGGGTGAGTTTTCGGAGGCGGCAGATACGGCCAAGCAAGCCATCAGCGGGGTCAACGAAGAGATACGCGAAGAAATCGAACTTTTCGACGACCTTATCCTTCGCGAGCAAGCCCTCGAAGACGCACGCATCAGGCAGACGGTGCAGACGGCCAAGACACGGGCCGAAATCAAAGAGCTCAACCTCGTCGCGGAGGACTTGACCAAGACGACCGAACAACGCGAGGCGGCGGCCTTTCGTGCTGGTGAGTTGGAACGCAACCTCTTTGAAGAGCGCAAGCGACTGGCAGAGGAAGAACTTGCCATCGCCAAAGCTCGACTCGAGAATACGACGAGCACCACCGAAGACCGCCAAAAGGTGGCACAACTGGAGGCGGAAATCTTCCAGCTTGCACAGGAGTCGCTTGAACTGCAAACGACCCTCAACAACAAGCTGAATACCATCCGCGCCGAAGCCATCCGCCAACGCCAGGAAGAGCTTGATCTCATCAAAGAAACCAGCAAGGCCCTCGATGAGCAAAAGTTACTGGTCGAGAAAATCGAAACGGAGGAGGTCGACCGCGTCCTCATGGGTCAACGTAGGCAGACGGAAATTGTAGAAACCGAAAGCCAACGCCGCACACGTCTACGCCGTGAAGAGTCGGAGCTGTTCCGCGACTTTGTGCTCAAAGACCAAGAGACGATGGTCGACGCGAGCCGCGCGGGTCTAAACCTGCTCGCAGACCTCAACGCATCCTTCACGGGCAAGACCGAAGCGGAGCAAAAGAAAGGATTTGAACGGTCGAAGAAGATACAAGCGGCGCAGGCCCTTATCTCTACATTCGAGGCCACCATCGCATCGTACAAGAGCGTCGTGGGCACGCCTCTCGTCGGGCCTATCCTCGCGCCTATCGTGGCAGCGGCTACGGCTGCGGTAGGATTGAAGAACGTGCAGGCCATCAAAAACCAGCAATTCCAAGGTGGAGGCGGTGCCCCGGATACGGGCGGCGGTGGTTTGCCCAATGTCTCCGCACGCGGCCCACAAGTTCCCACCCTCGACCTCGGATTCTTCGGGCAGGGTGCAGGACAAAACCAACCTATCCGGGCGTATGTCCTCGCGGAGAACGTGAGCAACTCCCAACAAGCCAACCAGAAAATCAAAGACCAAACCCTCATCGGATGAGAATTGTAGAACTAATCATCGACGAAGAGGCGGAGCTGTACGGCATTGATGCCATCAGCATCGTCGACCGTCCCGCCATCGAGCTCGACTTCATTGCCTTGAAGGAGCAGAAACTGGCATTTGCAGAGGCCGATGCCGACAAGCACATCCTGCTCGGCCCTGCCCTTGTACCCGACAAACCCATCTACCGACGCAACGGGGAGGACGAGTTCTACGTCTACTTTTCGAAGGGCACGGTGCGCAAAGCGTCGGAGCTGTACCTCAAGCACGGCAACCAAGCCAACCACACCCTCGAACACGAACACAAAATCAACGGTCTCACCGTTGTAGAGTCGTGGATTGTTGAAGACAAGCAAAAGGACAAGTCGGCCCTCTACGGGTTGGACGTGCCTGTGGGGACGTGGATGGTGGCCGTGAAGGTCGACAACGAGGCCATCTGGCAGGAGTGGGTCAAGGAGGGCAAGGTCAAAGGCTTCAGCATCGAGGGATACTTCGCCGATAAGATGAAGAAGAACTCCGAGGACGAGATGCTCGCCGAGCTCACGCGTGCCATCGTCAAAGCCGACGGACGCACCAAGAACGGCAAGCGCGTCGTCATGGAATCCTACGACGACTACCCCGAGGCGGTGCGCAACAATGCCAAGCGAGGCATCGAACTCAACGAGAAGAATGGCAACAAGTGTGCCACGCAGGTGGGAAAGGTTCGGGCGCAACAGCTTGCCAACGGCGAACCCGTCTCCCTTGAAACCGTCAAGCGCATGGCCTCCTACCTCGCACGGGCAGAAGAATACTACGACCCCAGAGACACGTCAGCGTGCGGGACTATCTCGTACCTACTGTGGGGAGGAAAGGCGGCCCAACGGTGGGCAGAAGCCAAACTCAAAGAGGAACTGTGGAGTGCCTTGAAAAAAACGCTTGACGAACTTCAGGATTGACCCCTCGAAAAGGTTATACAATAAAAGCCACTCTCATGACTATCACAGAACGCGTGCAGGAGGTCTTCAACAAGTTCAACGTCAACCTGACGGTGACCGAAGCCCCACGCACCGAAATGGCCGAGGCCGCCCTTGAAAACGGGACGGTCATTTACACGGACGCTGAAGCCTTCGCCGAAGGTGTCGAGGCGTACATCATCAACGACGAAGGCGAGAAGATTCCATTGCCTCCCGGCGACTACACCTTGGCCGATGGCCGCGTGGTGGTTGTGGGTGAAGGCGGTGTGGTGTCTTCCGTTGCTGAAGCTCCCGAAGAGGAAGCCCCCGCAGAAGAGCCCGCCCAAGAGGTGGAGGCATCTGAAGAGGTCGCCGAAGAGGTGGAAGTGGAAGCAGAGGAGGAGGAAAAGCCTGCCTACGTCACCAAGGAAGAGGTCGAGGAGATGATTAAGGCCGCCCTCGAATCTATCGAGGACAAGGAAGAAATGTCTGCCGTGAACCCCGAAGCACCCAAAGCCGAAAAGGTCGAGGAGAAGGTGGAAGAGGTCGTGGAGGAAGTGGCAGAAACGGAAGCAGCCCTCGAACTGGCTGCCATCAAAGCAGAACTCGAAGACATGAAGAAGCAGGCCGCCGAAGCGGGCTTGAAGCACAAAGCACCAAGCG